TTCTCCGTGGTTGTTAAAATGTACAGGAAAGAGGTATCGTTATGCTTCGTAAAATAAAATTATATGGAGAGCTTGCAAAATTTGTAGGGCATAAAGAGTTTGAAGTAAAAGCAGATAGTTTATCTCATGCTGTAAGTTTTTTAATTAATAACTTTGAAGGTATTGAAAAATATATGAGTCCTAAACATTATCAAGTAAAAGTTGGTGATTATGCAGTAGATGAATCAGAACTATGTCACCCTATTGGGCAGGAGGATATACATTTTATTCCTGTTATAGCTGGTGCTGGTCGAGGTATTGGAAAAATATTATTAGGTGCTGCTTTGATTGGTTTAGCATTTGTTGTTCCGCAAGGCTTAGTTTTAAGTAAAGCTGCTGGAGGTGGTTTAGCTACAGGTTTTGGCTTTGCAAATGCAGGTTTTTTAGCAAAAAGTTTAGTTTATGTAGGTGCTTCTTTAGCCTTGCAAGGTGTATCAGATTTATTATTTCCTCTGCCTAAATTTGAAGGTTTTGAATCAGAAGAAGATCCTAGATTATCCTTTAATTTTAATGGGATACAAAATACATCAAGGGCTGGTACACCAGTACCGATAGTTTATGGAGAGATATTCACTGGATCGGTTGTAATTAGTGCTTCCGTAGATACTGAACAGGTACAAGCATGACAGATATTAAACGTATTATTAGAGGTGCTAAAGGCGGTAATAATCCACCTCCAAAACCCACTAGAGATCCTGATAATCTTCATAGTAGACAGTATGCTACTTTTTTAGATTTAATATCGGAAGGAGAAATAGAAGGGTTTGCTACTGCATCTAAAGAGGGTAGAACAAAAGGTACAGATGCCTACAATAATGCTGCACTTAAAGATGTATTTTTAAACGATACTCCTGTTATAAGAGCTTCAGCAGATTCTACTGATATTCAAGATGTAGATAGAAACTTTCAGAATGTAACCTTTAATCCTAGATTTGGCACTGATAGTCAAACTGCTATACCAAATATAGATAGCAGTGTATCCACAAAAAGTGTTGGTGTTGAAGTAACAAAAGCTATTCCAGTAACTAGACAGATTACTAATACAAATGTTGATAAGGTAAGGGTAACAATTACTTTTCCTCAATTACAAAGAGCAACTGATGAGGGAGATTTATTGGGTACTTCGGTTCAGCTAAAAATAGCTGTTCAATATAATTCTGGTGGTTTTACTGATTTAGCTATAGGAAGTAATGGAGAAACATTTGACACAATTACAGGTAGGAGTGGAGATGCGTATCAAAGAGATTACGGAGTGCAGTTAACTGGGGCGTTTCCAGTAGACATTAGAGTAAGCAGAGTTACAGATGATGCTACGAGTACTAGCGTTCAAGATAGTTTTCAGTGGACAAGTCTTGGAGAAATAGTTGAAGAATCTCGTACTTATAACAACAGTGCTTATACTGCATTACGTTTGGATTCGATGCAGTTTAGTTCGATTCCAGATAGAAAATTTAGAATCAGAGGAATAAAAGTAAGAGTTCCAGGAGCAGGTGCTAATAGTTCTGGTACTCCAACTGTTGTTACAAGTCAAGCAGTTGCAGATTCTTTAGGACTTGGAACTGTAAGCAGTTTTGGTTTTATTCATTATCCAGACGGTTATATATTTAATGGAGTAATGGGAGCAGCGACTTGGTGTTCTGACCCTGCAATGATTCTGCTTGATCTTTTGACTACAAGTAGATATGGATTTGGAGATCACATAACAGATAGTTCTCTTGATCTATTTAGTTTTGTCAATGCTAGTAAATTTGCAAGTACTCTTGTTGATGATGGTGCTGGAGCACTTGAGCCTAGATTTAGTTGTAATGTAAATATACAAAGTTCAAGAGAAGCATTTGAACTCATAAATGAATTAGCAGGTGTGATGAGATGTATGCCGATATGGTCTGCTGGTTCTATAACAATTACACAAGATAAACCTAGAGATCCTAGTTATTTATTTAATTTATCTAATGTAAGTGAAGAAGGTTTTAATTATTCTGGCAGTAGTTTAAAAACAAGGCATAGTGTTGTATCTGTGTCTTATTTCAACATGGATAGTCAAGAAGTTGATTTTGAAGTGCATGAAGATACAAATTTAATAGCAAAGATAGGTACAGTTGTTAAAAAAGTAAAAGCATTTGGTTGTACAAGTCGTAATCAAGCGAAAAGATTAGCAAAAGCTATTGTATTCGCGGAAAATAATGAATCTGAAGTTGTAGCTTTTTCAACATCAATAGATTCTGGTGCGGTAGTAAGACCTGGTGCAATTATTGAGATTCAAGATCCAGTAAGAGCAGGAGTGAGAAGAGGGGGTAGGTTAAAAAGTGCTGCTTCTACAACTGTTGTTACTGTTGATGATATTGCTGCAACTGATCTTGCTATAGATGCAAGTGGTAATCCTGTTGGAGATGCAAAAATATCTATTATCACACCTGATGGAACTATGGAAGTGGGAGATATTTCTGCTGTATCGGGAGCCAATATTACTGTTGACAGTGTTGTAAAAAATAATCCAGATGGAACGCAAACTACACAATCTACTTTTAGTTCTGTTCCGAATGCAAATACACCTTTTCTTATATCTAACGTTACTACTCAATCTCAATTATTTAGAGTAATAACAGTAGAAGAGCAAGATGGAATAAATTATGCAATCACAGCGTTATCTTATGTAGAAGGTAAATATGCGTTTATTGAAGATGGCGAAGCATTACCAGCTAGAGTTGTTTCCAAACTAAACGAACCAGCAGAGCCACCTACAGGTTTGACTGCTGTTGAAAGAATATTTCCTATTAATAATCAAGCTGTATCAAAGATTATTATTAGCTGGCAACCCATAGTTGGTGTTACTGAATATCAGGTTAATTATAAATTTGAAAATGATAATTTTATCAGTGAAAGAGTAGCAAGACCTGATTTTGAAATACTAAACAGTAGAAAAGGAACTTATACAATTCAAGTATTTTCTTACAATGTTCAAAATGTAATATCATCTAGATCAACGAATATTACATTTGAAGCAAAGGGAAAAACTGCATTACCACAAAATGTTTCTAATTTAGTTGTTGAACCAGTATCAGATCAGTTTATAAGATTACGTTTTGACAAGGCTACAGATATTGATGTAACGCATGGTGGAAACGTAGTTGTTAGACATAGTAATATTAGCGATGGAACGGCTACATTTACAAACTCTACTGATGCTATCCCTGCATTACCAGGAAACGTATCTGAAACATTAGTACCAGCAGTTAATGGAGAATATATTCTTAAATTTAGAGATGATGGTGGAAGATTAAGTCCTGGAGAGACTTCAGTTATAGTTAATACTCCAGATCCATTTCCTAAATTAACTGTATTTACAGATAGAGAAGATACAGATTCTCCACCTTTTGCTGGCGAAAAAGTAGATTGTTTTTTCTCTGACGATGTTACTGGACTTGTTCTTGGATCTCTTGAACTATTAGATGGAGTTACTGATTTTGATGCTATCGCTGACTTTGACTTTCTTGGTGCTGTTGATATTACTGGTGGTCATTATGATTTCGCTTCCAAGCTAGATTTAGGTGGTAAACAACCATTGAGATTAACGAGACATCTTGTAAGTCAAGGTTTTTATCCTAATGATTTAGTAGACAAAAGAACTGCAAATATAGACACCTGGAAAGATTTTGATGGTGCTACTGCCTTTGATGTCAATGCAAAACTATTAGTAGCAACAACTGACAGCGATCCAGCTACATCTGATTCAGCAACCTACACGCAATCTGGAACAACAATAACAGTAACAAAAACTAGCCACGGATTTGCTGTTGGTACGTTTGTCGATATTGATTTTACAAGTGGTGGTGCAACTGATGGGTATTTTGAGGTTCAATCAGTACCAACTGATAGTACATTTACCGTTACAGCGTCATCTAGTGCCACAATATCAAGTAGTAACTGTACTCTTGGAGCAGGATTTACTAAATTCAGTACTTTTGTTAATGGAACATTTATTGGCAGAGGATTTAGATTTAGATGTGAAATGGATTCAGACGATCCAGCACAATCTATTGAAATAGATCAACTAGGTTACAATGCACAGCTTGAAAGTAGAACTGAAACAAGTCTTGGTAATGCAGGAGCTACTGGAGGATTAATTGCATCTGGAACGTCTACAAAGTCTGTTACTTTTACTAATAGTTTCTTTATAGGTCAAGCTGGTACAGATGTTGCAGCAGATAGTATAAAACCTTCTATTGGTATTACTATTGAAAATGCCCAGGCTGGAGACTTCTTTACAATTCCAAGTATTACATCAACAGGTTTCACTATTAATGTAAAAAATAGAGATACATCTGGAAATGAGACTTTTGTTAATAGAAATTTCAAATATGCTGCAACGGGATTTGGGCGTGGTAGTTAGAGTTGAATTAAGATATACTTAAATAAAAAA